TAGCAGCGCCGCATATCGAACGCGCTCAGATCGCGCTGCTGATGCGTCGCGCACCAGGTCGCCATGGCGACGAATGCGAGCTTGAGCGCGAGTCCGACCGTCATGGCCTGATCGGCGCGATGAATCCGCGGCCGTCGTTCATCCGCTTTTCGTAGACGCGCTCGCAGGGACATGGCGCCGGCCCTGGCTCGAGGTCGTCGCGATGGATGTAGAAGCCGTCCTGGAACTCGAGCGGCACACCGCGCGCCGCCTTGGCGAACTCGAGCGCGAGCGTCAGCTCGGTGCCAGTCCACAGCGTCGAGTCTTTGCCGTGGATGGAATGGAAGGCGCAGCCCGCATCCAGGAGCGCGCACCCGCGGCCGATGTCCTGCCAATGCGCCAGGCTGCCGTCGTTGTCCGGCGCCCGGGCCGTTTCGTTGATCACGCAGGGGATGCCGTTCGGGTCCGCGACATCAGACCAGCAGTTATGGACGACCTTGCGCGGCTGTGAACTGTGGTACGTGGCGTAGTCCCAGAGCGGAAACAGCGGTTGATCGTCCTGAACCGCTGACCCATGACTCGCGACGATTGGCGGCGGCGGCCGCTGAAGGCGGTCGATCGGGATCCCAACGTTCGCTGGATTGTTGTATTCGTTGACGAGCTCCAGCCGCACGTTCGTGAGGTCCCTCGCCGCGGCGACCAGCGCATCCCAGTGCGCGACCATCTGATCGGCCGTCGAGAAAAACGATGCGTATGGGCCGGTAAACCCGACGAACTCGATGCGGAGGTTGCGCCTGGCGGCGAGCTGCGAGAGCTTCGGAATCAGGACGCTGTAGAGCTCCGGATGCTGCTTCGGCCAGAGTCGGCCAATCAAGGGGACGTCATATGCCGTGAACACCCGGAGCGTGGTATAGCCGGCCTGGGAGCGCTGTACGAGCACGGCGTCCACGTCCTCGCCATTCGCGAGGCGACCGAGCAGGTTGAATTCTGAGGTTTCGATGTCGGTGTAGCGTTCGCCCGTCTCGAGGCGCCAGTAGATGCCGGCGCGCACCAGCCGCGACAGCGCCACAAACGACGGCTTCAAGATGACATCATCGAGGCTTTGCGTCGGCCCTTCGGTACTGAAGATTTGAAGCACGAAGTCAATCGTCTGGGCGTCGCGCTCCGGTGCGGTGGAAATGAAATGCGCACCCCACCCTTCGGGCGTCGACTGGTCCAGTGCGCAGACCGCGCGCTTCACGCCGTCCGGCAGTGTGGCCATCGAGCACTCGACGCGCTTGCCGTCGTCAGTGAGCAACTGCGCGCTTGGGTTCTGCGCGTTCCGGATCGTCGCCTGCACCGTCCGCGCATTAGGCGGCGGCTTTGGGGTGACGATCGGCGGCCGAGGCGGCGGCGCGCAGGCCGTGGCGGTGAGGACCGCGAGCAGAATCGCCGCCAGGGCAATCCACCGCCAAGCGTCGAAGTACTCCCGCAAATCCGAATGCGTCGCATCTCTCATTTGCTCAAATCCTTTTGGCCACAAACGAAAAGGCGCGTTGAGTGACTGTCACCGCGACAGACAGTCATCAACGCGCCTTGTTCGTTGCAGCCTGATGTCACCGGCATGTCCTCCGTTCCACGGGAGGCCGCGGCGCCCAGGCGGGCCGCGGTTCGGAGTGTGGCTCCTATGCCGGCGTCGGTTCAGTTCGTCAGTTCAATTCATCCTCGTCGGTCCGCAGCATGCGCGCGAGCCTGTTATACCGATTCATGTTTTGTTTGGCGGCCTGGGAGTTCAGGAGCTCCGCCGCGGCCGTCTCGTAATCACCGACGGCGATCGCGTGAATCGTCTTCGGAAACCCACGGAACCCGGAGGCGCCCAGGTTGAATCGCAGGTCGACGATCACGCGCTGTCGGACTTCGCTGAGATTTGGGAACCAGGCGAAGGTCGTCAGATCATGGATGCACTCATCAATGTCGTGATCGAGCAGCGCGAAGGCCTCCGCACTCGAGATCCCTTTGCTCTGGAGATTGCGTCCCACGCCGATCGTCGGCACGCCGAGCGCGTCGTTGTAGATCTTGAGCCTCAGACCCTCGTGCTCGACGAGCTGATGAACGAGCTTTTGTCGGTCGGTCATATCTGATCGCTCGAATGATGGTCACTCGTCCGCCGACCGAACCGTGCCTCGAAGACGTCTTTTCGAAGGTACGTCTCAGGCACTTCCTCATCGCGAAACTTTTCCATCGTCACCATGCGCCGCGCGAGGTCACGAAACTGCTGGACCGTCATCCCCACGCCGTACACCAGAAAGGCCAGACTGATCAGGTTCTGAACCGTCAAGGTCCTCGCCTCTCCAGCCTGGCCGACGCTGATCCCCTGCGCTGAGACGGCAATCGTGACGACGAGGACGATCATCGTGACCGTCATCCAGAATTGCCATTTCATCATCGAGCTCGCCGATCCATAAAGCTGCCGGAATCGTCTCATGGTCAGTTTTTGAAGTGCAGCACTTGAGCCGCCTGTGGTTTCACGTAGTACGTCGAGTTCGCCGCGTCGAGCGTGATCTTCAGCGTGATGACGTTATCGCCGGTGAAATTCGTTGGCGTGCTGACACCGCAGATCGCCATATCGCGCAGGAAGGGGTTGTTGATCGCATGCACATTCCCCACGGTGTCGGTGATGAAGTCATAGTCGCGATCGGCGATCCAGACGTCGCTGCCCACTCGCCGACAGAAGAACCGAAAAATCACCCGATACTCGGTCGCGTCGTTATTGAAGTTCGAGACCGTACCAGACGCGCCGGCCCCCTGTCGCAATTGGACCTGTGCGCCCGCGCCGACATTCACCTTGAACGTCACGAGACCGGTCGTGCCCTTATTGTTTTTCGCCAGACAGGCAATCTCGCACTTGACCACATCGCCATCGCTCCAGGCGCCGCCAGGGACGGTGAAGTGGCAGACGTCGGTTTCCGTGACCGTGTTGTTGACGTCCGCCTTCGTGGCGGTATAGCTCGCGAGTTTGGACCCGCCGAAGAGGAATAAGAGGTTGTCCCGCAGATGGGTGTTGAGCATCGATGCGGTGACGAACTCGCCAGGAATCCACGTGCGGGGACTGGTCCACGCCATCAGCGTTCTCCATCGAGTCGCGCAAAGAGCGGCTCGTCATACGAGTACACGAACACCTGGCGCGCGTGATCATGGATGCGGGCGCGCAGGGTCGGGATTTCCTCAAAACGACGCAGTGAGACCACCGCCGTGTCCACCGTCGGCAGATTGGCCGATCGGAGATCGGCGACCACGATCGCGGGATGTTTGGCGGCTTTAATTGGGTCGATTTCGATCCCGCTGACCGGGCGCAGGAAGGTCGAGGCAATGCGCTGCATCAACAACCCATTGCCGGCGCCGAGGTCAAGGACGGGGCCTTGCGGCGGTGAGCTCCGCAACGCCTGCAACACCATCATGTGCGCCGCATCCTGCGCCGCCACGGTTGGGAATCCGTTCTCCGTGGACACCGGCATGCCAGCCTCGGAATAGGGGAAGGCGAGGCCTCGCGCTCCCTCGGCCGGATAGGTGCGCCCGCGGCGCTGCACGATTCGCCTCTCGGCGGTATAGCCGGTGCGGGTGACGACTTTCAGGACCGGATACCGGATTTCAGCGGCGCCGTGGAGCGCCGACCATTCGACGGGCCACTGCAACACCTCATCAATCACATCCGCCGCCTGAGGATCCTTTGCTCGGAGGAGCGCGCGATGGGCGACGCCAAGCGCGCGCGTCGCCTCGCACGTAAACGAGCAGGGCAGGTGCATCACCCAGCGCATATCCAGCCAGCGCCCGAGGATGTTGCATTCGAGCGGTCCCGTGGTCTCGATGCCGCCGCGTGACATCGCCCAGGTGGTGTCGCCCGTGCCAGCGCCCCAGGTGGCGGCGAACGCCAGTCGACAACACGCCGGAAAGCCCAATAGGGCGCCGACTCTCTCGTCGTCGCGCGCCTGGTACGCCGTCGAGAGTGCCTTGGCCCCTGGCCCGACCGCGAACCGATCCGCATCGACCTCGAGATAGGCGTTTCCCCACGCCTCGACACGTGCGCGGCCGAATACCAGGGCAGCCGGCCGCAGGCCCTCCGTGACGGTCTGTAGTTCGAGGTTATGCCATGCGGCAGCTGCGCGCATCAGGCGAGGTTCCCACGCGCCGCGCGCGCGCGAGGAGGCCCACATCCGGCGACTGAATTCGCGGCTACGCGTCGCCATGTGGAATATCCCCATGCATGACTGTCGTCCCCGCGTCGCCGTGCAGGTCGATCCCGGCGTCGCTGTGTTGATAGCCATCGGGCGCGTCCCAATGGTCGATATGGTCGCCCGTGGTGGTGCCAGGGATTGGACGCCCGTGCAGCACGGCGACGGCCTGCTCAATCGAGAGGTTGCGGCCCTCGCCCCAGGCCTCAAGCATCGTGACTTCGATGCGTTCGAGCTCGGGCGATCGCGTAATCGGGGTCAGGCCGCGCGCGAAGAGTTCCTGTTCGGTGCGCTCGAGGAGTCGCATCCAGACGCCGCAGTGCTCCGTCCGATTGCGCCAGTCGCCATCGACCGCCGTGCCCGGGCACTGTCCTTTGCAGGCAATGAAAAACCGGCAGCCCTGGCAGCCGTTCTCGGATTGCGGCGTGTCATAAAGCACCAGCTGCCGCTCGAAGCCCTCGACGTCGGCCTTGTTCCAATCCACGCCATCTTTGTTTGTGCGCCCGCAGTTGATGTTCTCGCCGACGCCGTTCACCCCGCGTACCGCGCGCGTGGTGTAGGGGTCGCAGGCATTCCAGATGCAGGTCGTGCCCTGGCTGGTATCGCGCGCGAGGAGCAGCCGTTCCAGGTCGGAGAAGACATCGAATTGCAGCGCTGGAAATCCCTGCTGAAAGGCATGGAGCTCCAGAAAGGCCGCGACGTTCTCGTCTTCGGTGAGCGCCCACCGGCGGCGCACCTCGGGCGATTCGACTTCTAAGAGGTGGAGCCGCATGTGGCGTACGCCCAGGGTATAGAGCTCCGCGATCCACTGTTTCAATCGGTCGAGGCGTGCGCCGACGGCGTTGCCGCGATGCAGGGTGACGATCAAACTCGGCGGCTGTCGGCGTTCACACAAGCGTCGAATCGCCCATTCGCTCTGCGC